GCCCAGGCGCTTCTGCTCCATCGCGGAAATAATCATCTGGAACGTCTTGCCGCTGCCGACCGCATGGGCCAGGTAGGTATTGCCGGACTGGATGATCCGCCACGCCCCGCGCTTAACGTGATCGAAAATGTTGAATAGCTTGGACGTGCCTGGCAGGGACATATGCCGACCGTCGAACTGGCGCGGGACCACGGTATTGAATTTCGTGTTGTAGTCGGCAACGGCCTTGGCCGATCGCTCCTCGTCCTTTAACAGCCAGGAGCCGAACGCGAGTTGCATTTCTTGCTCTCTGGCGATCGCCGCCGCCGTCGCGTTCGAGTCGAGTACGGGCTTGCTATCTTTGGTGGGGCCGGGCATGGTAACGCGGATCGGCGCCCCGGACATACCGTGAGCCATGATGTCCGCGCCCGACCAACTGCCTACCGCGTAGTCGTCGGTGTCGTTCCAGTTGCGCCTGCGCTCGACAATCCATCGGCCCGTAGCCGGGACGTGCGTTACGCTGACCGTCACGCCAAGCTCTTCCTTGGCGAACTGCTCGTAGACGTCAGGCTCAATGAAAGCCATCCCCAGGCGAACATTGATGTCCTCCGCCGGGATCTCGCGTGGCTGCACGGCACGAAGCGCCTCGACGTTCGGCGCATACCGCTTGTCTGCCGCCGCTGCTTCCATCGCCTCGACCAGCTTTTGCCGTACATCGCCGGACAGGTATTCGTCGGCGGTCTGCCACTCCCCGGACGGCGCCCGGTAGATGGCGCCGGCCAGGCTGGCAAGAGCCTCTTCCTCGGACAGCCCGGCCAGATCGGCAATGCGAGGAATGTCTACCTTGCCGGTTTCGTTTAGCGTTGCCGCCAGGGCATCGCCTGCGGTTTCGATAACTGGCGCGGACGGCTTTTCCAAGACCCGCTCGGCCAGCGCCTTGGATGACGTAATCTCGTCGCTTTCCTCGTCGATGTTTTCCAGCGCCGCGACAAGCCAGTAGTCCGGATCTTGGCGCAGGGTTTCTTGGTGCTTCCAGCGGCGGTACTTATTGACCGATTCAACCGGTTCGCCCGTTACCTCGTCCTGTGTCGTGGTCGTCCGCTCGTATGGGGTGTTCGCCCGGATGTTGCCCTGATTGCGAACGAACGCCTTGTACGCCTTCTGCAACGCAGCAAGGGATTGCTCCCACGGCCCATTGTTCAACTGGTCGTACTGCGCCTGCTTCAACGCATCGCGCAGCGGAACATAGGATTTCAGGACGGCGTTTTGTTCTGCCGCCGCCTTCCCTGCCTTCTGGCTGATGTACGCCTTGCCAACCCCATCGACCACGCGCATCAATACCCCGGAGTCGGACAGATAGAACCCGCCCTCCTTCTTGTGCTTCGGGTCAAGGTCAAGCTGCTGCACCTTCGCCGCGTCGGCGGACGTGCCGTGGTCCGGGTTGTAAATGTTCTCCGGCAGCGCGTTGACCGCATCAAGGAACTGCTGTTCTATGGCCCCCTCGCGCGGCTCGACGGTGTACTCGCTGGCCGAGCGCATTGACCCCATCGTTGAATGGGTGCCAAGCACCATTTCCGGGTGGGCAATGAAATACTCGTTGACGAAAATCTGCTCCTTCCCCTTCTCCGTGGTCTTTTGCAGGAGCTTGCCGTCCGCGCCGGTAACGCCGCTCACGCCGAGCCAGTCCTGACCATGCTCGAAGTTTTCGCCCGGAACCTTCTTGCGGAGAAACAGTACGTCGGTCACAACCTCGGTGCCGGCGTTCTTCTTGAATGCGGTTTGCGGCAAGCGGATGGCGCCAACCAGGTCAGCGCGCTCGGCCAGGTATTGCCGGGCCTTGTCGTTCTTCTTGTCCATCGTGCCGTGACTGGTGACGAACACCATCATCCCGCCAGGCTTGACGCGATCGACGGTCTTGGCAAAGAAGTAGTCGTGCAACAGGAAGCCGTGCTTCCGGTACTCCGGGTCCGCCAAGACCTGAAAGCCAGCGAACGGCGGATTGCCGATCGCCAAGTCGTAGAAGTCTTTGGGCAGCTTCGATTTAATGAAGTCGCCCAAGTGGATACGCTCGTCGGGGAAGAGCTGCTTGAGGATGCCGCCGGCAATCGGCTCGAATTCGATGCCGGTGTACGCCGTGTTGTTCGCCAGCTCCGGCCCCATCAATCCGGGGAATACCCCGATGCCGGAGCCTGGTTCGAGGATGGCGCCGCCCTTGAAGCCCATGCGCCGCACCGCTTCCCACATCCCGCGCACGACCTCCTTCGATGTGTAGTGCGCGTACTGCGTGGATTTGGACGCCTCGGCCAGCTCGTCAGACGACAGCAGATCCTCGACCTCGGAGCGAAGGTCTTGCCATGACTTGTCCAGGTTCCAGCGGTTCCCGCCGAATAGCTTGTTGGCAAGCTCGCCGGCCCCCCATCCGACATACTTGGCGAGGACGGCTTGTTCTTCCTTCGTGGCTTGCCGGCCTTCCTGTTCGAGCTGGCGCAGCAAGCGCACGGCGGCGACGTTCTGCCGCCCCTTGGTCAGCCAGCCTCCGGCGTAGCTTAAATCGTCGTCGCTGAAAGCGTGGTTGCGCCCGGTCTTGGCGGGGATGTCTCGTCCTGCGGGAACTCCAGGTAAGCGTCGAGGGCGATTTCCATTGCCACTTGCTGCTGGCTGTTGCCCACCGCCGCCTTCTCCATCAACGACAGGTTGCTTTTCGGGCTGAACGCCTTGCGGACCTCCGGGCTGTTCTCCGTCATTTCGATTACCGCTTCCCAAATCTGGTCCGCCCGTTCCTGGCAGAACTCCTTGAGGCGCCCCGACTGTTCCAGCTCCCGGTACAGTTTGGGGTTGCGGTCCTCTAGGGCCAGCTTGACCGTTTTCATCACGTCCATTTTTGCCTCCTTCACTACCAGTATTCGCCGGGTTCCCGAACAAGTCAAGTTGGCTTGACGGAAGGGCGGCAATGGCCGGCGCCTTCTTCTTGGTCGCCGCCTTGGTCTTTGCCGTGACCTCGCCCGCATTCCCGAACAGGTCATAGGGATCGTAGGGCGCAGTCGGCTCGGCAACGATGCCGGCATTGCGAACCAAGCGCCCACCTGCATACTCCGACTTCCCAAAGTAAGCCGGCGAGGCCACACGTTCATCGTCGTCAAGCAGATATCGAAGGGCGCTCTTGCCGTCCGTCGAAAAGGCATCACGCATAATCCCGGATTGCACCCAATGCTTTGCGTTCTGCCATTCCTTCTCGTTCAACCCGGTCATGAACATCCCGCCGCCGGACCCGGACGCGCGCGCCAGGCGCCGCATAGTGGCAGGGAACCGCAGCCCCTTGCTCATCAGGTCATCCGTGGTGATCGTCGCGGCATACACAACCCGGCCATCGGCAGAGATCCCGATCAAGGGCACGTTCCCTGGCTGTTGTAGCAACTTGCTGATCCTAGCCACGGACGAATTAGAAGTAACGCGATACCCCAAAACCCCCCGAGCAACGGTCGTTCCCCCGATCGCCGGTTTCTCCTGCGGAGCTTGTGCGCCGAAATCCGCCTTCTGCAAATTCTCCCGGCCTGCCGCGTTCAGGGTATTGAACTCGTTGGTGTCGATGATGACGTGCCCGCGAAACTTCGGGACCAGCTTGGCAATCTGCTCGGTCAGCGCCCTGTCCGCATTGGATGCGCTGGCATCGCCGGACGGATGGTTGTGCATCAGGTAATACCCGTCCGCATCAAGGTCTGCAAGCCGGGCCTTGATGTATTTCATGAACGTCGGCCAATTCCCCGCGAACGCCGATGCCGCTGCCGGCAGGCGCGACGAAACTGCGGACTCGAATACAACCTTCCCGTCCTTCACAAACAGATAGCGCAGGGTTTCAAACCGGGGGTCGCGGTACACCTGGGCGACCGCTGCTAGGTCAGCGGCGGACGTGACCTCGCGCCCGACGATGCTGGCCGAACCGTCAGTAATCATGTCGGCATTGATTGCAGCGGCGACCACGTTTACCCTGCCGGCGCGAGTCAGATCCCGTAGCGCCTGCTCGCGCGCCGTCCTGCCCTTCGGGGTGTCCCGCGCCGGATCGACCAGCTTGGCGACCGACGTGCGAATGAAGTCGTCAGCGGCGTCGAACAAGCCGATCTGCGCCGGGTTCTTGTCGGCCTTCCGTTCGCTGCCGGTGAGGGTGAAAGACGGCTCCCGCGCTGCCGGCGGGGCTTCCTGGAACTGAACCGGCACCTTCGTCCAGCCGGCCAGCTTTGCCGCCTGCATGGTCGCGTTGCCGTCAATGACTTGGTACTTTCCATCCGGGCGCTTTTCCACCAGAATGGGGGCGCGGGGCTTCTCCTTGCCAGCGATGGAGGCGACCATGAACGTAGCCGCTTTCACGCGCGGGTCGGTGCCGCCGGCCAGAACCTTCGGGTCTTTCGACTGGTCTTTGTCTGAAACCAGGTCGGCAATATCCATCATGCCGTCCTGGGTGGTGAACGCCGCAGCCGCATCCTTGTGCTGCGACAGGGCAACAATGGCCGGATGATTCTTGTCAAGTGGGCTTGACTGATTGCTTTCTTTCTTGCCGTCCTTTACTATGGGGTTATCAATGAAACTACCATCCAAATTGCTGCCAGAGTCGTTCCGGCCTTCGGCGGAATTCTTCGACGTTGAAGGGATGCCGGTCGCCTTGGATTGGGGGTCGCCCCCGTACTGCGCCTGCTTCGACGTTTCGCCGCCGCGCCCGTTCGACCCCGGCTCGGCCCGACGCAACGGCGCCCCCATCGACGAGGCTGCATTCCGCGCCTTGGTGGCAGAGGCCCACGCCGGCCCGTAGACCGCGCGCATCTGCGCGTTCAGGGAATCCCGTAATGCCCGCTCTTTGATGGTCATTTCCCTGGAGCCAACAAGTCGCTCCAAGTCCTGCCGAGCTTCGTACAGCTTGTGACCAGGCCCATTCTCTTTGGCATCAAGCATTTCCGCGATGCCAACCTGAACCTCTGCCGTGATTCCGCCGATGCTGATGTTGAATTTCGCATCGCGGTATCCGTCGATTGGATCTGGCGTACCGTCCGCAAACAAGTTGCGCCGGCCCTTCTCCAGCACGTTGAACTCTTTTAGGACAAGCGCGACCGCCGCTTGCGCGTCCTCAAGCGTATCGACCTTGACGGTCCCGCGAAGAATGTCCTTGATCTGGCTGGCGTCACCGTCGTAGTCACCGACGATTTTCTCGACCGCCCGACCGATGCCCTTCAACTTCGTCAGGCCAGGCTTGCCGTTGACCGCTTCTGAAATCCGGGTAACGATCGCGTCGTATTCGGCCTTCGCCCTCGCTGCCTTGCCGTAGTGATCCAGCAATACCTTCTGCTGTTCAGCCGGCAACGCGGCAATCTCTGCGCTCTCGCGGACTGTATCGACAAACAGTTGCAACTCCGCCGGCATCGACTCAACGCTATGCCCGGCGCGCGAGATTGATGCGGTTTCCCTGTTGTGCAGTTGGGTAACGTCCTGAATGTCAGGGACGATCCCGGCTAGGTCGCCTTGCGGTTCCCTTGCGGCTGGCGGAGCGCGCCCCTCGTCAGCGGCGGCTCGCCGTTGTTGATTCGGCTTCCGACCGTCATCAAGAAGTGCATCATCAGCTCCGCCTCTTGCTCCCGAAGCTGGCTGTTCTCGTTGGATGGGGGTGATTTCTTCTGCGGCGAAGCGATTGATTTCAGAGCCATAGAGTTTCTCCAGGTAAGCATTGACCCGCTTGGTCATGTCGGCAATGGTGGCAGCAGGACGCCCGAACATATCGCCCGAAGTCTTGGCCTGCTGCTCGTCTTGCAGGAACCGTGCGGCCTCGGCAAATACCGCCGCCATCTTCTTCGGAGAGCGCGCGTTCTGCACCATGAAGTCGGTCATCTTCTGCGTGTACGGATCGCGCCCCAACAAGTCAGGATGCGCGGCCAGGTCCGCCACCTTGATCCCGCGTTGCCGCGCCGACCGGATGATGCCGATTGCCTCGACCATTGCCGGGCGCACGTCCAGCGGGGCGCCATGCTCGACCTTGGCGAACTCCGGCGCGGCCATCGTCAGGGCCGACAGGACGTTCTTGGTTTCCGGGTCGGAGTCCTCGACAGCCTGGCTCACGATGTCGGCGTTGCCGTATGCCTTGGCGAACACCGCGCCGCGCACCCGGTCTGCGAGTTGCTTGGTGTAGCCGGATTTGCCGACCAGCTCGTTTTGTTCCGACGCCGGGATCGCCGCCAGGAATTGCTTGATGGCCGCTTCGTTCTCCGGCGCCATCAAGTCACCGTTCTCGTCGGTCGTGAGCGCGGCCACATCCAGCAGGCGAGCGTCGTTCTGCGCCTGCTCCGACGCGGACGCATGGATTGCGGGTTCGAGATAGCCCCCATGTTGGGCCGGGCATTCTCGGCGTCATCGTAGACCCGGACAAGGACGGGCGCCTTCTTGGCGGCGATCGACTCCGGGGCTATCCCATGAGCCGCCGCATCCTCTATCATGGCTTGCTTGTAGGCTTCCGTGGTTCCCCGCGCGTGGGCCGCTTGCAGGGCCGCAATTCGCCCGTTGTTCAGCGCGCGCATGGTGCCAGGCGGCACGGCGGCGAAGTAGTCGCCGTTCACCGAACCGTCGATGTTGTGCGACGCCAGCACCGAATCGGCCTCGACCACGGCATAGCGGACGCCGATCTTCGAACCATCCCCCATGACAACCCGGCTGGTGGTGCCGAAGTCCGTTTCCGGGATGACTGGCGCATTGGCCCCGACCGATACCATCGGCGCGGCCTCGTTGGGGGATCGACCAACGCCCAGGCGATCGTAGTCCGGGTTGTTGGCGATGGCGTTCATCTGCGCGATCGAACCAGGCCGCGAACGGTCCCGGTTCTGCATCTGCAAGTCCGGGGGCGTCGTGACCTCGGCGCGCGGCACAAACGCCTCTGTCGGGGCCGGCGCCCCGAAGGGGTCCGCAGATAGCCCGGTGTCCACGGCGATCGCGCCAGCGCGCGAAAGCGGGCCGGCGTTGGGCTTGTGCAGGGGGTCGGGAGCTGGCGCGGCGGGCGGCGCCTGCTGATCCCCAACCAGCCCGTCGTAGTAGGCATTCGGGTCGAACGGGGCCGGCGGTGCGGGTGGTCCCACGCCCGCCTCGGCCCGCTGCACATCCATCCCCGATAGCTGCTCGTCGGTCAGCCCGCCAGGCGCCACGCCATAGGCGCGCTCGAACTGCTGGTCTATTGATTCGGGGACCGGGACGGGTTGTTTCCCGTGGAACAATGCCGCCGCGCCGCCGCCTTGGAGTCCGCCTGTCAACATCCCGATCGCGGTAGCCCCGCCAACACCCTCATCCCACGGCTTGCCAGCGGCGAGATTTTGCATCGCCTGCTCCTGCGCCGACTGCAATCCTTCTTCTATGACCCCCTCGGTAACAAACCCCTCTCCGGCCCGGCGCATCATTCCCTTTTGGGCGCCTCTGGCTGTTGCGCTCCCAAGCCCGCCTCCTGCAATCGCGGTGTCGATGTCGGTAATGCCGAGTCTGCGCGATAACCCGCCGCTGGCCCCCGCTATTCCGCCGGTCAGCGCGCCGCTGCCCGCATGGATAAGAGCCTGCTTCAATGTCAATTCACGGTCAGGGCTTTCCTGTCTACCTTGCTCCGCCCCCATCCCACCGCTTATTGCCCCCTCGCCAATGGCCCCGCGCGCAAGTCCTCCGGCGCGTCCGGCAAGAGCGCCAGCGAGTTTGGGCGCGACCACGCCAGCCCCCTTGGCAACTAGGCTGCCAATCCCCGCTCCACCGATCGACAAGGGGATGGACTGCAATACCCCATGAGCAAGATAAGATGGATTTTGTATGGCCTCTTTGACGGCAGGGATAAAGCCGCCCTCCATCGCCAACCCTACCTTCTTGTTTACCGCCTGTTGTTCTGGCGACATGAAGGACTCAAGAACCTCGCCGGCACGTTTGAAGTCAACGCCGAGATCCCTGACGCGAGGAAGATTGTCCGCCAATGACGGCTTCCAATCTGGCGGCATAACCCCTCCGGTATTCGGAGGCGGTGGGGAAATGCGCTCCCCAATGTTTTCCAATGCTTTCCCGGCCTTGCCGAGCGTAGCGATGTCAGCTAGGCCGACGACTCCTTCGCCGATTCCAAGCGCGCCCTTGGCGAAAAACGACAGTGCCGGATCTGCAACGTAGCGCCGGAGCGCCGACGATTCCTCTGGCAGCGGGTCCATGATGGACGGCTTTTTCTTGCGCGGCGCTTCACCCGGCAACGGGTCCATGATGGATGCCATCGGTTAGATCCTCGCGTCGATGCGATATTTGCTTTTCAATTCAGCCATTGCCTGCTCTGCGGTCATCTGCTTATTGGCGACCTGCTTCTTGGCGCGTTCGATCATTGATGCTTGCGTTTCCCCCTCTGGCAGTCCGCCCGCGTTCGCCTGCTCGCGCGGGTCAACGATCTTGCCGGAACTGCTCAAGCCAACCCGCATCGTATTCAACTGCCCGGTCAGTGGGTTAACGCCGCCGGTCGGCAGATCGACCACTTCATACTTCTCCTGCTTCCCGCGCCCGGCCAGCAACGCCTTGACGAACGATTCGCGTTCCTCCGGCGTCTTGGCGCCGGCAATCTTGTTGAGCAATGCCTTGTCATTCTCTGCCGCGTCGATCTGGTAGCCGCCGAGCTGGTTCTGGATCTGCCCGCCGGCAATGCGCTGCTGCGCGTCCTGAACCTGCAACGGACGCATGACGTTGCCCTGCGTGATCGCCTGGTTCGCCAGCCCGGTCTTGTTGGCTGTTTCCTGCTGCATGGCGAAATCTCGGATCGGGTCGCGCACCCCGGCATACGGGATGGCAGCGTTGGCCTCTCGCAGCACACCGCCGGCCTGCTCGGATTCCCGCGTAGCATCAATGGCCTGTTGACGGATCGCTTGCCGCTGTTGGTCATACCCACTGTTTTCCGGCGCGAGAACCATGTCCGCCCCGTTGGCCGCGCGCCACTTGGCAACGCGCGCCTCGCCCGCCTTGGTCTGGTTGTCCTGCCAAGCGGCAGCCCGGTTCGCGTTGGCCCCCATGCTCATGTTCTTGCTAATCTGCGCTATCTGCTCGTCCTGTTGCATCTGCTTGTGCTGTTGGGCGAACTCGTTGGGGTTGTGGTCGCTCCCCGGCGTTCCGGCGGAACCTGGCTGCGCGATCGACGGCACCTGGCTCGACATTCCCTCGCCCTTCGGCGGAACGGCGTAGGACACGCCCTCGCCCGGCGGCGGGACCGTGACCGCGCGGCCCTGCTCGGCAGGCGGACCCATGAAGCCGCCATTCTGCGGAGTCGAGGCGGCAACGCTGGCCCCGCCGATACCGGACGGCGCGCCGCCAAGGAGCGCCCCGGCGAATGGCCCGCGAGCCTCCGGCACGCCAATAGAACTTATCGCATCCCGCAGCCTGCCCGCAAAGTAGGGGCCGCGAGGTGTCGGCGCGGCGCTCAACGGAACCGGCTGTGCCTCTTCGGTTTGGCCCAAGAACTCCCGCAGGCCAGCGGTGCGCGCAACTCCGCCCCCAGGCGGAACCGACGGCCCTACTCCTGCACCAAAGCCGGCGATCTGCTGCGGCGCCGACGACGAACCCGGCAGCTTCCAATAATTCGGATCGGCCATCCCCAAGCCCAAGATCGCCTGCCCCTGCGCTCGCCGCTGCGGCACCCCGGAAACCGGCGTAGCGCCAGCTTGGGCCGGCGCCGGCTCGTCATTGATTTCCGGGGCATTCGGCGTCCCGCCGCGCCGCGCGTTGTTGCGCTGCTTCGCCTGGTTGAGCTGCCCAATCCGCTGCACACCGAACCCACCAATCCCGGTTCCCCACGGATCATTCATGTCGATTGGTTTCATGGTGAGCCTCTATACCTTGTGTGAAAAATCGTGACTGACAGAGTACGAATTGCTCGTCCCCTCGGACTTGCTTTGCGACGACTGGTTCGACGTACTGACACCGTGCGTCTCGCCCGCCGATGCGCCCGCCGAAATGCCGGCGGAAACGTGCGTTCCGGCCATCGCGCCCGATGCCAGATTGGACGCTATTACCCCTGCCGCGCGCAAGCTCTCCGCGTTGATATTCGCCATCTGGATGATTTCGCCGGCCCGGACCCTCCATTGTTCCAACAGAGCTTGGTACTTGGCGATGGCGATGCGGGACAATTCGATCTGCGATTGCAACTCGAAGCCCAACCGCTCCTTGTCCGTGGAATACTTGGCCGTCGCCTTGGAAGTGAGCGCCTGGAACGCCGCGAGATTGGCCTGAATCTTCGCCAACTCCGTGCCGTGCAGGGTGCTGACCCGGTTCATGTTGGCAATATCAAAGTCCAGATTGAGTCTGTTCGCCTGGATCTGTACGTCAGCGCGCTTCACGTTGATGTCGTTCTTGAGCGCGATACCTTGGACGCGCGCGACGTAGGCCCGCGAGTTGGCTTCTTCTAGCCCGGCCTTCGCGGACTCGCCTTGAACACGGGCAACGTAGGCGTCGAACTCCGATCGCTTACCCTGGATCTTGGCAACCTGCCCCTCGACCTGTGCTTTGTAGACCTCGATGCGGGTTTTCTGGATTTCGGAGCGGATTTTTTCTCCTTCGATCAGCGCCTTGAAAGCATCTACTTGGGCGGAATATGCCTTCACCTTTGCCTCGAACGCCTGCACTCGCGCGACGTTAACCTCGGCCTTGGCCTTCTCCGCCATGACGAGCGAATCGAACGCCTTGAGATAGGCGAACGCCCCTTCGAGCTGTGCCCGATACAGGGTGATCTTCTGCGCGAATACCTGCTGCTCGGCGTTGAAAGCCGTCACCCTCATGTTGTAGATTTGAACTTGGGTTTCGACCGTGAACTTGGCGATCTGGAAATTGCGCTCGACCACCTGCAAGAACAGCGTAGTGAACACCTGTTCGTAGCTGATGCCCTTCTCAACCGCGAAATTACGGTTGGTCTGTTCAAGCTCGGCCTGCTTCACCATTACATCGCGCGACATGGCGTTGATCTTCATGCGCGTATCGTCGCGGAGCGCGTAAATCTTCCCGTCTAGGTAGCCTTGCGGCGCCGAGAAACCTCGGACAGCCCATTGCTCAATCGCCTCTTCGATGCTCTTAGCCGCGCCGGCTTCCTCGCGTGCGCGACCGCGCTCCCAAATCGCCCGCTCAACATCCTCCGGCAGACCCGTCCCGCCGGCCAGCATGGACAGCAGCGTAAGCCTGACCGCCTCCTTCACGTCCGACGAGTAGGTGGGTTCGGTCCAGTTGATGACCGGCTCCGGCGGCAGCACGTCGAACTCCGGCGCCGCGTCTCCGAACACCGGCAGGACAACCGGCGTGTAGACCGGCATATTGAAGTCGAGCAAAACCGGGGAAGCCCCATAGGACTGCGCGGGCGCCGACGGCAGGTTCAGCGACGTGTCGATGCCCGGCACCAGCGGATCTGACGGCAAAGTGAAGGCCGGAGCCTCGGGAATACTGATCCCGTTCACTATCTGCACATAGGCCGGAATCTCGCCCGATATGTCCGGGATGTCCACGGCATCCGCGTCGAACGTCGAGAACGCACCCTGATCGTTGCTGATCGCGCCAAGCTCCGGTTGTGTATCGAAATTCAACCCGATCGACCCGTTGACGCTGGTGACGATCGATGGCGCCGGGGGTGGGTCCGGCAGGGCCGGGGGTAGCTTGGCGTCCGCCAGCGCGGCCATTGCCGCCTGCGCGTCCGCAACCGCCTCATTGGCAAAGAGTTTATTGGCCTCCAAAAAGTCCGTCACCAGATCGTTGGTCTGGTCGATCAGCTCTGGAACGGTCGGGTCATGCGTCGCGTCCCGAACGGAGTTGTAGAACGGAGTGGCGGGAGTCGGATCGGGGATGCCTTCAAGCGACATATTAGATTCTCCTTTCGGTTTCGAGATAGTCCACGATCACGCCCTTGACCTCGAAGTAGCCGGGGTTCGATACGGCGAAGCGGTAGAAGGACGAGTCCAGCCCGCGCCCGGTGTTCGCCCGATGGTTGGTCGCATGGGGCACGCCGGGCAGGCGCGTGGTGTACTCGAAGCTGCCTTGATGGTTGACGATGCCGACCGTGAACGGTTCCTCGGCGCGCCCGGCAACGTAAACGTGGCCGACACGCTTGCGCGCCGCCGTGCCCATGCTGTCCAGATCCCACGTCACGTTGGCGTCGATCGGCTCGCCGTTGTCGTCCAGCTCCGGGGTGAATAGATACAGCCCGTCTTGCCCGGCACCGTACACCAGACCGTCAACCTCCAACATGGAGTTGAACGGCAGTCCTTCCCACGTCACGGCAGCGGCAGTCGTGGTGTTCGTCCACAGGGAATTGCGCCGCTCACCCGGCAGGCGCACGAACGACTCCGCCTCGGCCAGCGATTCGAGCGTGGCCCGCGCCGTCCACTTCCCGGACGCGAGACTTTGCGCCAGGGCCAAGCTTTCCAGGGCCATGACGATGTGGGCCGCGCCGGAGAACGTGCTGACCGCCGTAGCATCGCTGGTCAGGGTGGAGACAGCCCGGTACAACTGAACAACAGTGCTGACCGCCTCGACCAAACTGGTCAGGCGCACGCTACGCCGGCCCGTCATGGTGTCCGTTGCCACGCCCCATTCCGTCAGCGTGGCCTTGAGCCGCGCCAGCGTCGTCGCCGCGCTGGACGCGACCGCCGCGCTTGTCAGGGTCAGCCGGCGGCGGTTCAGCATCGTTTCCTGCGCGACAGCATCCGACGTTGCCGTTGCGCGCCAAAGCAAGTTCATCTCGTTGTAACCGACCCCCGCGCTGGTCAGCGTCAAGTTGCTGTAATTGGTGTGCAGCACGGTTCCTTGCGCGATGGCGTCGCTCGACAACACCAGGCGCCGCCGCTCCTGCGACGTTGACGTTGCTGCGCCGGTCGAAGCCAGCGACAGGACGCGCCGCAACTCAATCGCATTGACCGCGATGGCGCTATCGGAAATCCACCCTTTGTAACGCGACCCGCTGAAATCGAATGTCTCCGAAAACGTTGCGTCTGATGTCAGTGTTTCCGGGGTCGGCAGATCGTAGTCCCAATCGTCAAAGCCTGACGGCAATAGGGCGAGGTCCGCGTCTTGCCATCTACCCGTCAGGGCCGGCCCCGTAGGCTCGGTGCCGACGGCTGCGTGAACGGTCCCGGTCAGCGTGTTGAAATCGTAGTTGGTGGCGTCCGGCGGATTGGTGTCGCCGTTCGCCAGCACACCATTGATAAAAAACCAGACATACCCGTTGGTAAAGTCCAGCGCGACGCCAATCAGATCGTCGCTGGAAAACGCGGTGAGCGTTGCGCCAGCCACGCCGTTGTCGTACAGGTCGCCGTTACCGCGCAGGCACCACGCAACCTGCGTCGCGTCAGAAAGCGGAAGCGACAGATCAACCGTATTGTCGGCAACGCCGATACAGCAAAGATCCGGGTTGGCAGTCGAGGACAGCAACACTTCAAAATACAACAGCCCCGTCGATTTCGGGCGAGTCGAGCGAACAGCAACTTCGGTGCCTGTCGTGCAAGCGGCTGTCGTATCCGCGTTCGATAGCGAGATATTGGCGTGCTTGTCTGCTGCATTCCAAACGGTCGCACTCATGGCAGCCCCACATAGGATATTTCTTTGGCTGGCGTGTTTTCCGGGATACCAAGATCCCCGCGCTCGTCAATAACCACGTTGCCCCATGACGCCGGCAGGACGGCGTTTTGCAGCCCATCAGAAATGACCAGAGACTTAGACTCCCCAACGTTCACCGTTGCCCCAACATAGACCGTCCGGAGTACTCCGTAATTCCGGAATTGGAAAAAAAAATCATTTCTATCGAAATTATCCGACTGTAATTCGATCACGCCGGCATTGGTCACGACGCACCGTTGCGTCGATGGCTCTTCCTCCACAAAATCAGAAAAGTCCGCTAGGAAACTTGGGTGGAATCTATGGTCTGAACAAAGAACCCCAAAACTTTCGCGGCAATACGCTGGAATGAACATACCCATTTCGCGGTAAAACCCTGGATCGCCACCAACCGTTACGCGTATCTCATTTCCTGCGGCTGTGTATATCGGGTTGGGGCCTGGGTACGGGTAAACCCAATAGGGATCGGGGTTCCATCCAACAGGGGGGATGCTGTCAATGTAAACCCAATTTGGATCATACGACCAAGTGTAAACCACTCCGCTATAGACTTGATTCTCGCGCATATCCAATGCGTCGCAAAAATACCCCCCCCCTTCCAGAACGTGAGTTGCCGTCTGCACGTCGAAAATCGCGGTGCGCTCGGGGAATCCGAACGCCGGGGACCCCGTAAAAAAACCCACCGTAAGCTGTGTGCCAAAACTAATTTCCTTGAATGACGATGCCGGATCGGGTTCCAAAGGAACGTCCGCAACCTGCGCGACTATCCCGCCAATAAGCCCGGTAGAAATCCCGTTCCGCGCCTGCCGCACAACCTGCAACTCGTCGCCCAAGAAAAAAACAACAATGGGCGCAAAGTCAACGTCATAATCCTTTTGGGAGTTCCTCCCGAAAAAGAAAAACCGATCCGTTTCGTCGGTGTCGGCATCCTTCGGGAAGTGCATGACGGCATAAGGCAAAAGCGCAGGAGGACTCGCCACGTTTGAAGCGTCGGACTCGCTGAACAACAAACCATCTTCAACAAGTGTCAGTATCGCCGTTCCGGTTCCGGCAGGTGCCTCCGGCGTTATATTGCGATTCACATTGGACAGCGTGATCTTCAATTTCCAATGTTCCGTTCTCATGTACCTCTTGTACGCTGCGGAGGCGTTCTCCCCGTCTGTAGTCCAATCGTCAAGCGACGCCAACGCAATCTCCGGGTGCGAGTACCAATTGCATGTATTGTGCGCCTCCGTGCCATCGGTATTGAACGCCCAACCGCACCCCGCAAAAAATGGACTCTTCGTCACGTCATAGTCGGCATCGTAGTAGAACGGCAACAGGTCGTCAGGCGACAACAACACCAGGATTTTCCCGGCAGCAATCGCGTCCGCTAACTCGGTTCCTGTCGGGAATTTTTCGCCCGTCGGTATTCCGCCGAACTCCGAAACAAGCCCGCCAGTTTCCGTATCGCCTATCCGCTTCAACCAGTTCCGGTATCCCTTGCCGCTAGTGTTGTCGAACAGCGGCATAGGCATCGCCAGAACGCCATTCAACTTGCTAATTTCCACAATCCACGGATCTTTGCCGGCGTTGTAAACCCCATGAGTACGAACCCAATGCCAGTCGAATTGCGGGAACACGGTAACGTCAGGCTCCGTGTCGGGCAGAGCGCCAGTAAGGTATTCAGGCTGCGCCACGTCCGCAAGCCGGCCCAAGCCGAGCAACGCTTGGTAAAACCGCGTCATAGCGCCAGAGAACATCGACGCCTTCGGATACGCGCTGATTGCTTGGGCCGAAGCGTCCACCGCCCCGCCTTGGGTAATGCCTAGTTTTTCTATGTCCTGCCAGTTCGCGTCAAGCCCGTAAACAACCTCCGTAACGCCGCTCGGATTGAACTGATGCAACTCGAACGTGGATGGATCGCCACCATGGAGGATCTCCCGTACCCAAATGTGCGAATGACCCTCTTTACGCGCCGCGCCGCTGACCATGTGCGGAACATAGGTCGGCAAATGTTGCTCTAGCTCTTCCTTCTCGACCGGAACCGGCGGCGCCGCCTTGCGCGACGCCGGCTGGACATAGACGTGCTTCAACGCGCCGGCCAGGTAGACCGACACCAGCGACCCATCTGTGCCGTTGATCGCCTGATTGACGTTGGTGATGCCGCCAAGCTGTTGCCGCCGCAGCGCGCGGAACAGCAGTTGCCGCGCTGCGGGGAACAGCGATTGCGCTGCCGCTAAGTCACCCTCAACCCGCAGCGATACATCGGCGGGAAAGTATTTCTCCACGGATCACGTCGAGGACAGGCCGATTTGATACTTGATGTCGAATTCGTCGGTATCGCTGAACGTTCGCGTGGAGCTGAACCGCGTAGCCGAAACCAGCTTCCCGGACGTGTCGCCCTTGGCCGAAGTGGTCAGCATCGCCACCCCGTTGACGTTGAGCGTGCTGGCCGTCGCAATGGTGAACGTGGCCGGACTGGCGTAGTTGTTCAGAATCGCCGTTACCGAAGGCGCCGCCGTCGTCCATGCCACCCGCGTTGCCTCGGTATAGCCCTCGGTGCCGGACGTGATTTCTCCGAATGTCGCTGTATAACTGGCGCCGGTGTGCGTGCTGATCGGCGTCAACGCCGTCGCGTACAGGGACAGGTACAGGGACGGGATGCTGATGTGGTTGCCGAGAATCCCCAAGACAACAATCAACCCCTCGACCGGCAGGATGTTGGGGATGTCCTCGGACCACGGACCTTTGTTGACACGGACGTTGTAGACGCCAGCAGCCAGCAGGCCCATGCGCCCGATCGCTACGTTGCCCCGGTCGTCACGGTCCCACTTGTGATTGGTCAGGGCGCGGCGGATTTCCTGGTAGTGCTTCTTGAGTGTGGTCAGCGCGATCATGTCCAGCTCCTTAAATTGTGGTATCGACCGCTCCGCCGATACCCATTGTCAGCGTTTCCAGTTGGAAAACGCCTTGCTTGATGCCCAACTGCTGCATGAACAGCGGGCGCCCCGGTCCCGCATCCATCTTGATCCGGCCCGCCTGCGGGTAGGCAATGCTCCCGTCAGGGCGACCGATAGCCAACCCGACCTCGGACAGCCAGCAGGCAACCGGCGTTGCGCGATCTGGAACCATGTCGGGGTTGAAGTAGTCAGCGGCGACCTCGACCCCGGTGTGCGGGACCGCACCATGATTGCCGGCGGCGTCGATGAGCTGGAAGTCGCTCGGCCCGTTGCCGCGCAAAAACAGCGTGCGTTCGCGCAGACCAAGGAAGATCCCGCCGGCAACCGGCTCCATGACCGTGATCGACCGGCGAAAGGTCATCCAGCCTTCGATGGTGCTGGACACCCCGTAGTCGAGCGCGCGGGAGATATACAGCCACTTGCCGGCGGCGACGTACAGCCTGCCGTTGAAGTAGCGGACAATCTCGCCGCCCGGCATGGGCTGGCAGTCCAACCGCTCCGCCGCCCGGCTGTCGTCCGCCGCCAGGTTGTCCACGATCGAACAGCTCGCCGCAATGGGCAGCTTGGCGTAGCGGTACAGCCGATCGCCGTCCGGCGTCGTGACGTAGACGTTCATTTCGGTGACGCCCGGTGCCGTCTGAATCCCGGACACCAGAATGCCGCCGCCAGTCAGGGTGATGAACTCCACGCTCGACAGGGGTGACTCTTCCCCCCGCTCGTTCAGGACCGCGTAGGCCACGCCGTAGCGCCCCGCCGCCATGCCCCCTACCGTGGGGGTCAGCGTCGGGCGCTCGCCCAACAGCGCCATGATTCCGGGCCGGCGCACGTTGCCGTCAGGGTCGATGCTCCGCAGCACCCCGCCCGCCGTGAAGTAAATGTCCGGCCCGCAGTCGGTGTACTCGACGGGTTCCTCGAATGGCAAACCAACGAACAGCGGCGCCGCCGCCCCGCCCTCAAGATCCACGTCATAGAGCGTGTCGCCCGCCGCGACCAGTACCCGCGTCTGCGCCGCCGACTGCCAGAGGCTATGCGCGCCGTCTAGGGTCAGAAAATCCTCGAAGCCTGGCCGGCGCTGCCAGTCGCCGTTGTTCTGGATCGTGATGTTGTTCGCTACCCGCACCGCGCCCTTCGGCAGCGACGTTTCGCTCGAAAGCGTATCGAGGCCGATCATCAAGGCGGGCAGGGGATAGGGCTTCATGTCACCAGCTCGGGTTCATGCGGACCTGGTTGGACCGCTTTTCCTTCCGCGTCCGCTGCGTGTCGGCATCGTGACGCACCCCGAACTTTGTCGTGAATGAAACCTCTTTCTTTGCCGCCCGCTCCGGGTTGCCCTTATCGGGGTCCGTGATGTCGAGCGCCAAGTGTTCCATCCAGTCGATCAAGAACAAGTGATACCGCGACGGTATCTCCGGGCCTCGGTCGGGGTCCGTCAGATCCATCGGTTCAAGCGGCAGGCGGTAGGCCGACAGGCGGATCGGCGCCGCCACGGTCGGCTTCCGCACGATGGTCAGGTACTTCTCCTGCGGGGAAATGAACAGGCGCGGCGTCCCGGTCAGGGTTGACCAGTCCACGTTGGGCGCCCATTCCCGATGCTCGAAGTAGCCCCCGTATCGCGTTCGCACGGATTGATCCTCCAACTGCGAACGCGATACAGGTTCCAGGAAATGCCCACCCCACATAGCCGACCGTACTTCGATGATGCGTGGGTCCAGCGAGTATTCGGCAACATCAGCCTCGCCGTCGATGTTGACGAGCGCGCTGTCTACAGAATCCTCTTCGAGCAGGCTGGCGCGGACACAAGCCTCGTTCTCCGCCTCGTTGGCAAAGAACACCCCTTCTGCGTCCGACCACAGATAGGGCTTGGCTATGTCGTCCATCCGCCCGCGCCAAATGGCGAGCATTTCCTTGAGGGTCACTTCTTGCCCTTCGGTTCGCTGGTGACGTTCAGGACTTCAACGGCCTCGTCGCCGTCCTCCTTCATCATCGCGTCCCACTCGCGGTTGACCTCGGAGCGCGCGAGCTGGAAACCGCAGAGCTTCGCCAACTTGTCGATCGCCGGCTTGCCGTCCGTGGTGAAGTTGGCGGAGTCGTCGTCCTCCAACATGATCTTGATGTTGTCGCGGATGACCTTGGAGCGATCGAACCCGCCGGCCTCGTCCGCTTCTTCTTCCATCCCGACCGGGATGCAGCCGCGCGCAATCGCCTCCTTGCGGAAACGAAGCGGCACTTCGACGCCCTCCTTGTCGTGCGGAATGATGCAGGTATGCCCGCTTGTCAAAGACAGAAATGTTGATCCATCGTCCATGTCGCCTTTGGGGGACCATAGTTTTACGGCCATGTGCTTTTACTCCGGTGATTGAAAAAAGTGGGGGCCAGCCGAAACCGGCCCCCAAATGTTCCGTGCTGGCGGAACGCAGTAGGCTCGACAGGAAGAGCCAATTCGGTTAGTCGTCCAGGCCTTGATTGAACTGCGAGCGACCGTGGACGATGTACTCGACCATCAGCCGCGCGGAGCCGGTCGTGATCGCCGTGCCGGCGCCGGTCCAAGTGATCGTCACGTTGGTCGGCGCCGTGGTGACGTACCCGGTCGGGGTCAGGGCGTAGCGCCCGACCGCAGCGAACGTCGCGCTGGCCCGGTAACGGTTGGCCGAGCCGGCGTCACCGACAACCGCAACGTCGGACGTGCCGCTGTTCCAGACGATCGTGGTCACGATGGCGCCGCTCAACACTTCGGCACCCGGCGGCAATTCGATCAGCCCCTTGGCGGCGGCGGAAACGAGCTGCGTGAAGTCGAACAAGGCGACCGCAACGATGGGTTGCTGACGGCCAGATTGTTTCTTGAATGCTGCCATGATGTTGCTCCTTTATGTGCGAAACGCGACCTGCCGGGGTTCGGCGCAGTCGCGTTTCACGTTTGGCTAAGGGAGGGTTCCCTCGCGCCTGTTGCGTTAGGCCAGGTAGTGATCGATGGTCATGCAGCCGAAGTCCTGCACCGACGCATCGTAGATGCTGTAGAACTGCGGTTTCAGCAGTCCGAACATCTTGTCCACGTTGATGCCTTGCTGCGAACCGTATTGGAACGTCTTTTCGTCCCATTCCGGCGGTCCCAGGTCGGCCATGCCGAGAGCTTGCGCGCCGCAGATCAGGGTGCGCGTACCGTCGATGGCGCTGCCGGCGCCCCACTTCGAGCCGGATGCCGCGCCCTTGGTGGAGTAGACCAGCCGATGCTCATGGATCACCAGACCGTCGATCGTCACCGTGCCGCCAGTGAACCACGGCGAATCGGTGCCGCTCTTGGTCGCCACGCCAACCACGGCGCGCTGGTAGTCGGCGTCCTTTTTCAGCCCCGCCAGGGTGCCGGGCTTGACGAAGGCGACGTAGTATTCCTTGCCGCCGCTCGTCAGGGGCCGAATGTAGTGGTCCTTGGCGTAGGCCACGGCATCCACGACCATCTTGTAACTCGGCACATACGTCGAAGCGATCGAGGCCGTCACGCTCGGCACCAGAGCCGTGCCATTCCACATGAGCGCGCGCTTGCTCGACGGCGCAACCACGTCCGAGGCGAAGGTCAGGTTGCCGAACGTCGAACTGGCGCGAGTCCCGCCATCGTTCTTGAATCCGAAGCCGATGCCAGACAGGGCAAGGAACGCCAGTTGGTCGCAGCGATTGGCGAGCCAGTAGGCCAGCCGGTCCTTGCCGAGCTTGCGGAAGTCCAGAACGGTTTTCTGGTCGGCCAGCTTGCCCTTGTTCTTGACGCCGTGCGAAATCAGGTCGATGTTGATGATCTGGCTGTAAGCCTGCATCGCCTCTTCGACGCCTTCGCGCTCGTTGTCGCCCTGAACGCCGTCCTCGACCAGATCCGCGACCAGTTGCATGATGCACTGTTCGCCCTTCTCGGTCTTGGTCAGCTCGGTCACACGTTGGATGACGCTTTCCTGGCCGCCCAGGAAGCGATTGATGAACATCATGTCGCGCGCGGCTTGCCAAACGTCGCGGGACCAGACGAGTTTCTGCGAGGCGATGAGACTCGCAAAATTGGTTGCTGCCATGGTGGCGCTCCTTCAAGTCGATAGTGGATACACGGTTCGCGCTTCTCGCTGCGCGGTGCGGGTATACACGGACTTGTAGCGCCGAGGGGCTACCGCACTGACCGGGGGAGGACCGGACCCTGTTTAACGCCTTGGGCGGGGCGAGTGGCCCCTTACGGGGGCCAGTCGGGGCTTCACATAGCCCGATGGGGCCAGGCCACTACGAGGCGACTCTTACACAATATCGCCCCGGCGTCTAGCCTTTTCCTTTTCCGGCAGCTTGCGGAATTCTTCATCGGACAGAGTTGCAACATCGTCCACGTCCGTCGTTGACCCGCGCCCGCGCTCGCCGCGCCCGCCGGCTGTCGGCGGCGGTTGGGTAAGTCCGGCCCTGGCCGATCGCCGCAATGCCTCTTGCGTCCGCGCTTTGTTGCGGTCATCTTCCGCAGGCTCCGGGGCTTCCTTGGCGTACAGCTTGCCCACCTTCTCGCCGGCCTTCTCCAACGCCTCGCCGGGCGACATTCCCCGCTGGATGTTGGCATTCCTCATGGCGATGACCATTTCGATTGCGTCCTGGTCGGCGTCGTCGCCATTCGAGTCGAGGAAGGGATACTTGGCCGTGACCCGGCTTGCGGCGGCGGCAAGATCGCGGGCGGCATTGGATTGCTCCGACCGCTGCACCGCACGTTCTTCGGCCAGGCGGGAGATTTCCTCATCCGCCTTGTCGTCTAGCTCGGAGGCTTTGTCGATGTCGCCTTCGAGCAAGGCTTCCCGCGCCTTCCGCCGTAGCGCACGAACATCGACAGGCGGGGTTGGCGCAGCCGGTGCCGGTACGCCTTCCTTCCCGCGCTGCAACAGAAGATCCCTTTCCGCTTCCGCCCTGATCCGCGCATCGCGCTCCGCCTCGGCCTTGGTGTTGACTTCCTTGAACCGGGCGTAGGGAACCGGGGCGCGAGGCTCGTCCTCTTTCTCGCCTGCCGGCGGATCGGCCTCGTCGGCATCCTCGCCCTTGTCATCGTCTGCGGGCGGATCGTCGTCGTCTACGAAATCGCCGCGCTCGCGCGCCTTCTCGTTTTCCTGTTCAATTTGCTCCTGTTCCAGCTCTTCCTCGGTTCTGCCAGCCATGGTCTTGCTCCTGTCTGCGAGTTGTCAAAGCACATCGGCGCGCTGCGGATCTAAGGCGTCCACGTCTGCGCGCTCGTCGGATTGTGCCAGAACATCAGCCCGATCAGCCACATAGATGATGTCCGTGCGTCCAATCGGAAGGATGATGTCGGTTCGCGGGGCGACCGTGGCCGTGATCGCCACGGCGTCAAGCGCGGTGATGATGTCGGCTCGAACTGCGACAACGAACACGTCAATGCGCTCGTTGTTGTCGGCCTTGCGGCGCCCGCGCCCGATGCCGATGACTTCGCTCTCGCCGCCGGCAGCCCCGACCGCCCGGACGATCGACCGACCAATGCCAACCACGCTGCTCGACCCTGCCGCCTCGCCGGCCCCGCTGGTATAGGCGAAGTCTCCGGCCCCGACAACGGTACTGTCGCCCGTCGCCGCGCCCGCCGCGCGCGCATCGCTCCTGCCGACGCCGGCCACGGTCGATGACCCGGACGCCGTACCGACTGCCAGGCTGGCCCCGACCCCGGCGCCGGCTGCGGTCCCGGACCCCGACGCCGCTCCGACCGCCCTGAACTCCGCGCGCCCAACGCCGACCACGGACGAGCTACCAGAGGCGGTGCCGATCGCCCCCGCCGTGCTGGTGTAGTCGCCCACCCCGGCGACGGCGCTGGATCCAGACGCATTGCCGACACCCTTGGATTCAGCTTGCCCGGATCCAGCCACGGTCGAGCTGCCCGACGCCGTTCCAACGGCAAGCGCCGCCGCGATGCCGATGCCGGCGACCGTGCTGGCCCCGGATGCGGCGCCTACTGCGCGGGCCTCGGTGCGGCCTATGCCGATGACCGTCGAGCTGCCCGATGCTATCCCCGGCGAGCCGGACGTGCTGGCGAAGGTTCCGACGCCAAGTACCGTGCTGTCGCCGGTCGCATTGCCCACGCCCCGGCTGTCCGCGCGCGCCGCGCCGGCTACCGTACTGGACCCGCTGGCGGCGCCTACTGCCCTGGTCGAGCCTGCCCCAATGCCGGCAACCGTCGAATCGCCCGTCGCCGCTCCGACTGCTCGAACCTCTGACCGCCCAACCCCGACAACCGTACTGTCGCCTGCCGCCGTGCCTACGCCGGTCCCGGCCAGCTCGGCAATGCCGATGACGGTCGAATCCCCGGATGCGGTGCCAACGGCCCGAACCTCGACCCTGGCAACGCCGAGTACCGTGGAATCCCCGCTGGCCGCGCCGACCGCGCGCACCGTCGCCGCGCCAACCCCGGATACCGTACTGTCACCCGCAGCGGCCCCGACCCCCCTAGCCTCCGCCGCGCCAACGCCCAGGACCGTAGATCCGCCGGCAGTCGCCCCGACAGACCCGGAAACGGACTGCGCGCCAGCCCCGCCAAGCTCAAGAAGCGCGAGCGAAAAGAAGCCGCCAGGCGATGAGCCGACGCCGACCACAGTCGAGGAGCCGTCCGCCGCACCAACCGCTCGAATAGCCCCGGCGCCAACGCCAAGCGCGGCGCCATCCCCAACCGCAGACCCAACCGCCCGAACAGTCCCTGCGCCGACCCCCGACACCGTGCTGCTGCCGCTGGCCGCGCCGACCGCCCGAATCTCGGATTTGCCAACACCAACGACGGCACTATCGCCGGTCGCCGCCCCAACACCACGAAACTCGCTGGCACCTACGCCAATGACTGTAGAAGCGCCTGCGGCAACGCCATCCGCTATTGTCGGGTTAGCGCCGACCCCGCCCAACTCCAACAGGGCAAGTGACCTGAATCCTGCGGACATTTCAATCCAGCCCTATGATTGGATCTGCTCCTGCGCTGGTGGTGATCGTCTTGGTGAATTGCGTCGTGCTGCCGTCCTGCTTCTTCACGGTCAGCAAGCTGCCAGCTATGTCGAAGTCCGCGCGCAGGCTGGTTGTTTCAAGCCATTCGGTTCCAGAGATCAATGAATCGTAGACATTAGCCGGCAGAACCGTGCAGTTAAGTTTAACCGCCAGCGCGCCAGCAACGTGGACAAAGATGGTCAGCGCGCCCAGCGTATCGCTATCGGTCGCATCCAGAACAGCGTAGTAGACGCCATTGGAAATGTAAGTGGCGCCGCCGCTGTTCTTGCTTGCGAGCGTCGTCGCTCCGGCCTTGTGCAGCTTGATGTCTGTGTTGGCGATCGTCAATCCCGACTCTTCCGTATCGCCGTCGGTGCTGTCCAAGAACGGTCCCAACGGAACCTCCTGGCTGGCGGTTGCGTATCGAATGGGATAGTTCATGCGATCCCCTGCTGTTGTAGATGCCGTTGTATTACTGGAATGGGAAAGCCTAAAGATTCAGCTGCGAATGCCGCACGCCCGATTCGCAGGCGCGGCGCGAATGGACTTTGCCTGCCAACAAGATTCGCAACCTTTGCAGTCGGTGACAAATCCGCCGGTCCCCAGTCCCGATCATTGGCCCAACACAACACCATGCTATCGCGCACCGCGAGCGGACCTAGTTTTTGCACTTTCCTGATTTCTTGCAGGTCGAGGACGCGATCCCATAACGCCGTATAAAAGCTTGACGCATCAGTCACCCGCGCCCCACCCGGTCTGTTGCCTATCGTGATCGGAATGCCCGCCGTCACCACTCCGACCCCGGAACCGTTGCCACTTGCAGCAACGCCGTTCAGGGTCGCGGGCGCGCCGTTGATGCCGATGTAGGTGTTGATGCCTGACGCGAGTATCCCGCCATCATAGGTCGTCGCCGCATCGACGTAATCGCCTGCTGCGAATGCGCTATAACTCCCGGTGATGTAGGGGGCCGTGCCGCCAGTTGACGACGTGAAGCCCGTGGTAATTGTTAGCGGCGGGCCGTAACTATCAATCATAAAACGCAAGCCACCACTCCCCACGTTGTTGCAGGTTGCGAGCAGGTAGCCGAAATTATTCTGTGGATTCTTGTGTGGGATGAACCCCGCCATCATCGTGAGCGGGCCGGTTTTGCGGACGCCCCGGTGATCGGGCAGCGTGATCCCAGAATTCCACGACACGGTGTAGTCAAGATAGAACGGAATCAGCGGTGCAGAGCGTTGGCGCATGGCTAGACAACCGTTTCCGTGATGCCCTGCATCCAGACTTGGCCGCCGTTGCTCGCCGTGGTGTTCAGCGTCTGCACCATCGAATGAGTGACGAACACAAACCACTTGGACGGCATGTTGCCGCCGAACAATTCCGCCACGGATTTT